TAGAATGTTAGAACGTATGCAAAAGTTTGCTGATGGTGGTTTAAGTGGAAAAACATTAATGAATGTTAATTATGATGGTGTTAAAAATATACCCATAGTTAAACCAACAATTAAAAAATATTTGTATGGTCACGTGAGATCAAATTTTTTAAGAATAGATTTTGATGAAGCGGCTTTGGCCGTTTATCTACCGGTACAACAATTTAAAAAGGCTAGTGAGAGTCGAGTTTGGAAAGAAAGTAGAGGAATGATTTAATGAAAACAATTAGAAGAATTATAGCAAAATTATTTGGCATAAAACAATGCCAAGGTAAAGGTAAGTAATGATTTTATATAAGATAACAAATAAAGTTAATGATAAAAGTTATGTTGGGTTTACTTCTCAACCTATTATGAATAGATTTAACGCACACTTATATAGTGCTAAATTGGGTAAGAAGTGGCCTTTATCAAGTGCTATCAGAAAGTACGGTAAAGAAAACTTTACTGTAAAAACTATATACGAGGGCAAAGACGCTTTAGAACAAGAAGATAAGTATATTAAGAAGTATGGTGATTACAATGTTCAGGTTGGTGGTCAAATTGGTCCTGTTGCGATAGGTTCTAAAAGAACTTTCACAAAAGAGTGGAAAGAGAACCAAAGACAATCGGCATTAAAAAGAGATAAGACACCATATCAAGGTAAAAATAATTCTATGTATGGAAGAACAGGTAAATCAAATCCTATGGCAAATCCTGAAAATTATGCTAAATGGGTTGCTGCTATGGAAAAAAGAGGATACAATATGCGAAAGGTAGGTAATTAAATTGGCTATACTTAGGGGAGGCATAAGAATATTTGGCCAAGATATAAGAATTGGTCTTCCTAGAGATAACACACTTACAACAGGTGGTATTTTAAAGAGAGCTGCTGAACTTCCTGGTAAAAGTATTGGTGCTAGCGAATCTACAATAGGCCGATTTATGGCTAATATTAGTCAAGGTGAGGGTATGGCTAGGCCTGCTCGTTATCTTGTTAGATTTAATATGCCAAATAAAATAGTTATAGATAAAGCTTTTGCTAGTGAAGGTTCATATGACACTTCACAACAAGGTATTAATCAAGTAGGCGGACAAGAATTAGCAAGAACTGTTGGTATGATGTGTAATACTATTGAAATGCCAGGCAGAGATGTTAATACTAAAGATCATATAACTTATGGTCCTAGAAGACAAATGCCTTACGCTTACTCTTTTCCAGGTACAATAGAATTATCGGTTTATGGTGACAAGTTTTTAAGACAAAGAATGTTTTTTGAATCTTGGCAGAAAATGATTTTTGATCTTGACACACACAATATGAGTTATTATGATGAATATACAGGATCGGTTGATATTATGCAATTAGGTTCATTTGACGCCGAGAATGATAGAGATAGAGTTACATATATGGTTAGATTGTATGAATGTTATCCAGCTACAATTGGTAGTTACGAGTATGGTTATTCAAAGCAAAATGAAATAGTAAATTTACCAATAACCTTAAACTACAGAAATTGGAGAAATTTAGGTATTGACCAAGTAAACAACTTTACAGTTGGAAAGTCATTTGGTACTTTACCTGAAATCAAACCAGCAGCTGGTTTTGGAGGGTTATTTGGAGGCATACTAAATAGATTACCACCTGAACTGAAAAGAGCAGGTACACAAGTGATTAATACGGCGAAAAGAAATTTGCCTATTGGTCGAGTATTTGGCGGAAAAGTTTTTCCACCATTTTTATAATTAATATAGTAATAAGGAGATATAATGGCATTACCTAGAGTAGAAGTACCTACATATGAGTTGACTTTACCATCAGAAGCTATACAAGTAAAGTACAGACCATTTTTAGTGAAAGAAGAAAAGATACTTTTGATGGCTGCTGAAACAGGCGGTCAAAAAGAATTAGTACAAGCAATTAAAGATATTGTTAACGCTTGTACATTTGAAAAAGTGGACGCAAGTAAATTGCCTATTTTTGATTTAGAATATTTGTTTTTACAAATAAGAGCTAAGTCAGTAGGTGAAATAGCAAAGATAAAGATTTTATGTCCAGATGACAACGAAACATATGCTGACATCTCAATTGATTTAAGTAAAGTTGAGGTTCAAGTAGATGATAGTCATACTAATAAAATAATGATTGACGAACAAAAAAACCTAGGTATTATATTTAAATATCCTACAATAGACAGTATTTCATTAAAGGCTGGCGAAGATGTTAAAGCAAACACAGAAACATTGTTTTCTGTTCTTGTTGGTTGTATTGACCACATTTTTGAGGGTGAAAAAGTCTATCCTGCTACAGACAGTAGCACACAGGAGTTAAATGAGTTTTTAGAGAATTTGTCACAATCAAACTTTGAAAAACTTAAACAATTTTTTGAAACAATACCTAAATTAACACACGAAGTAGAAGTAGAAAACCCTAAGACGAAAGTTAAAAGTAAAGTGACACTATCAGGTATACAAGATTTTTTCGGATCAGCCTCTCCCATAACAGCCTAGAGGCCTACTTTGAAACTAATTTTGCTCTGATGCAACATCATAAATATAGCTTGAGAGAGATTGAATCGTTAATGCCGTGGGAACGTGATGTTTACGTTAATTTACTTTCATCTTATATTAAAGAAGAAAACGAGAGAAAACGAAGGGACTCACAAAAGTAATGGAACCAGTAATAGTAAAAGAAAACACAGAAAACATAGTAAAACCAGTATCTAAAGAAAATACCGTGACTAAAAAGGTTACTGTAGAATTAGAGGTTGATACTTCTGTAAAAGACTTAGGACCGAATCCATATGCTAACTTAATTCATCTAGCTAGAGCGGTAGACGCTTGGAGAATATTCCCTAGAATATTCATATCAGTATATATGGTGTTACTATATCAAGTAATAGTTTGGTATATGAACATACCAACACCTACTATGGAACAATCAGGCTTAGTATCAATCGTTGTTGGTGCTGGAGCGGCTTGGTTTGGTTTATACACAGGTTCAGGTTCAAGTAAAAAGGACAAATAATTAAATGACGATAGCAGCTTCAGTAAAAGAATTATCAGAAAAACAAAACCAAAAACTAGCTAAACAATTTGCTGGTATTTTACAATCTGTTGTACCTAATGTTACTAAATCTTTGGCAAAAGCAGCTAAAGCTTTTTCCAAATCATTAATATCACCTACTAATAAGAACATACAAACTACTTATGTAAATCTAAAATCTTTTTTAAATAACTTTGATGTGAGTATAAGTGATTTAGGTAGCGGATTTAAAGATGTAGAAGAATCGTTTAAAAGTTTAACAAAACAGTTTGTTGATGTAGATGACAAAATAGAAAAACTTAGAGAGAAAAATATATTTGCTGAATCAAGATTGATTGTTAATAAAAAAAATAACAATTTAGAAGTTAAAGCTATAATTTTAACAGATCAAGAGCTATTTAAAAAAAGAAAAGCCCTTTTAGCACAAGAACAAGAATTAAAAGCTGAAGAAAAAGAGTATCTAGCTCAAATACGAAAACTTGAATCAGGCAAAATTCCAATGGATGACTCTGACAGAGCGGATCTATCACAAAACCTTCAAGACAATCTAGGCAAACAAGAAAATGTCAGAGGAGAAATAGGAAAATATCAAGGTAAAGGTGGTAGTTCATCTATTGGTTTTGTAGATAAATTTGAACGTTTTTTAGCAGATAGAGGACCTAGTTTTTTACAAAACGCTTTCGCACCTATCCTTAGTATAGCTAGAGATTTTGAAAAAACAATTTCTTTAATGGTATCAGGAATTAAAAAGACTGCTAATTTTTTACGTAGTTTACCTGATTTGTTTAAAGAAGGTTTTGGTTTCCTTCAAAAAGGACTTGGTTTCCTTGGGAAATCATTAAAAGGTATAACAAGCGGACTATTAATGTTTGGTACAAGAATTGTGATGACAGGACTAACAATGTTGGCAGCTATTGTAGCTCCATTATTACCATTAATAATTCCTATGCTTAAATTTGCTGCTGTAATAGGAATACTCGTAGGTGCGTTTTTCTTATTCAAAAAACAGATTACTGCATTAACAGATTGGTTTAGAGAAAGCGCTTTAGGTAAGTTATTAGGTTTAGATAAAGAATCAATGGATAAAGCAGAAGTGAAAGATAAAAAAGAAGGTACAGGCAAGTATCAAAGTTTAGCTGGCGAAATGGATTTTGGAGATACAGATTCACCTAAAGCTAAAGTTATAGCAGAAAAACCTTTAATGCCAAAAGTTAAAACAGGGGTTGATGATAAAATACAATCAATGGAAAAAACATTTGGATTTTCAAAAGATAAAGTAGGAGATCCAGAATATAATAATGCTATCGCTGATAAGGCAAAAACAGTTCCAGCAATAGGAAAATCTTGGCAACAATTTAAAAATTTGGTATTTGAAAAAGATAAGATTAAAGAAACTATACAATCAATAAATGTTAAAGATGTTACAGAATCTACCAAGATTCAAAACAAAGTTGAAAGATTAACTCCTGTTAAAAAAGATTTAGTAGGTGAAAGTACATCAACATCTAGTAATGTAACAACAGTGGTTAACAACCAACCATCAGCTAGTAATACACAAGTATCTAATACAAGTGTACTTAGTCCTATTAATGTTAGTTCTGGTGATAATTATTTTGATAGACAAGCAAGTTCATATGCTCAATAGATACCTAATTCTTTTTCAGTAAAGATTTTAAACTCTAAATCATTATCATTACAATATACATCAGCGGCTTGCCATTTGGCTATATTTTTGATATATTCCAAACTCTCTCTCATAAAAGCTCTTGACTTCTTTGTTTTAGGTTTAGGTTTTTTAGTTTGGGCGGCTGGTTTTATCTCTATCATAAAACGCTTGCCATTTTTTGTTTTTATGATAAAGTCAGGATAGTATCGGTGAACTTTACGATCAATTGGATTAACATAAGGTATCGCCAATTCTTCACTTGCCCAATGGATTATATCATCATTCCTATCACAATATAACATAAATTTCTTTTCCCATCCGGATCTATAGACGATTCTTTTAGGATCGCCAGCATATTTGCTTGGATTGGCGGGGGTGTAAATACCTTTATAGGTTGCTCTCTTTTTCATTATAAATATTACTATATAGGTTATTTATCATATGGCATTAACAAACGTAACAAACCATCTAAAGACAATGGCAACAGGCTTTGCTGATAAGGCAAGTGGTCTTGCGAACGGATTTACAGGTGGAATAGCAGGTCTTATGAAATCTGCGTCTGGTAGTCAGGCAAAAGTGGCCGCTCAACTATTGAAGAAGTCACCATTTGAAACACCTGATTCACCTATGGCTAAAGCAACAGCCGATCCACTACAATTTAGTCACGTATCTTATCCTAGAGATTTAGAATCTACAGGTTTAGGTCACTGTATAATATTTTATGCTATGACAAATGAATATGGAGATGTGGAGGGTGATATAAAAGTAGGCGGTAGAGTTTCGACTGCACCTAATCCTATGGATGAAGTATCTCTAACAGGTAACGCAGTTAAAAACATTAAAGGTTTAAATAAAAAACCATTCACGCCTATTAAATCAAACAATTCAGTATTATCAAAAATAGTTAGAGCAAAAACAGCAACAGCAGCTATAGCACTGTATATGCCTCCAGGAATACAAGTTAAATATTCTATGACGTATGATGTTGAATCAACAGGAGCAGCTGGTGCATTAGCGAAGGCTTATGGTGGAGGTGGTTTAAAAGAAGCCCTAACTACAGGTCTTGGAGGTGTTGCAATAGAAGCTGGTAAAAAATTAATAGATGAAGTATTTGCTGCATTGGGAGCAGGGAGACCGGCTCAACTTATAGATAAATCCTTAGGTATTGCTGTTAATCCACACGAAGAAATGTTTTTTAAGAAACCAAACTTTAGAAGTTTTGGTTATACATTTGATTTTTATCCTAAGAATCGACTAGAAATGGAAGATGTAAACAAAATTATAATGTTATTCAAGTATCATATGCACCCAAGTATATCTAGTAATATTCATTTTAAAGTGCCATCTGAATTTGAAATACACTATGCTTATTTTGGACAAGAGAATGAATACTTAAACAAAATTAGCACTTGCGTATTAAAAGATATGAATGTTGAATATGGACCTGCTGACCAATGGAGTACATTTAGAAATGATACAAAAGGAGCTCCACCTGTTAACACAAAAGTAACATTAGAGTTCCAAGAAACACAATTCATAACTAAAAAAGAAATTACGGAAGGATATTAATGTATTTTGCCAAGTTTCCAAAAATTATGTATGACATACTAGGTGATGGTAACTCTACAGTAGTTACTGATCTTCTTAGACGAGTAAAAATTAAAAGCTCGATTAAAGATAGTCTTACTATGTT